ATTTATGGACTTTAATACAGCACTTATGGAAGGTAATCTTACCTTTGACACCATTGGTCGAGGATTTAGGGATATGGTTGGCGGCATGCTTAAAGCTATTCAACAACAAGTGTTCGCTGACACTATTGCTAAACCTGCCGCGAACTTTATTACTTCATTATTCGCAGCAGGTGGGCCAGTCCACATGGCTAGTGGAGGTATGATGAGACGTGACCGAGTACATGCTATGCTAGAGCCTGGCGAGTTTGTGATGCGTAAAGAAGCTGTTAAGCGTATTGGTATGGAGCAGCTTCAAAAGATGAACTCTGCGGCAAGAGGTGGTGGCATGGAAATGATTAAAGGTCAGCCTCATATACAGGCCTATATCACTCCTGGTGAAGCTTCAATCCTTAAAAAATTAGGTGGAAGCGGTGAGATGTATAAAGGATTACCTGCTTTTGTGGCAGGCAATCCGGGCGGTGCTAGTAGCCAAGCAGGAGATAGCGATTCTGGACCTAATGCCGGTGGTGGTGCTACTGCTGGACCGGGTCCTGGTAATCCTGGTTTTGGTCAGCTTGGTGCAGGACAAAGTTCGAGTGCTACTAGTGGGCAGCAATCAGCTGCAGAGGCAGTGCAGGGTATGGTTAATGCAGCAGCAATGGCTAGTTTAGCAGGAAAAACAGGACAGAAGGCGCAAGGTCCTACGGACTTAACTGGTCGTGTCACCGATAGAACGGATATTGATCCGACACAAGCACAAATGGATAAAATTGGAAAAGATGCGAAAGATAGAGAGGCAGCAAAAGCAGCAAAAGACGCGCAATATTCTGCTAGAAATGCGAAAGTTGCAAAGGGTTTGCTAGGTTTAGCGCTAAATATTGGGGTTGTTGGTCAGTTTGGTAAAGTCGCATCAGGTATAAATACTGCGCTAGGGGTTGTTGGTAAGGATGTTGGAAGTCAGGTAACTGGTCAACAAGGAGTTACAGGTCAGATTGGTCAAGCAATGGGCCTGCAGGATAATGATGATGATAAAATGGCTGCTGGAGGTTTCGTTCATATGGCTGCTGGAGGAGCAATGAAGCGTGACAGAATTCCTGCACTTCTTGAGCCGGGCGAGTTCGTCATTCGTAAACCAATGGCTAAAGCTATTGGAGGAAAGGCACTTGGAGCAATGAATTCAACTGGAAAGATGACACCTGGTAACGTATCTGTTAACATTAACAATCAGGGTGCACCTAAAGACGTTTCAGTAGGGCAGCCTAAGTTTAATGGCGATAAATATGTAATCGACATTGTGACTCGTGACTTACGAAACAACGGTGCTTTAAGAAAATCTCTAAGAGGAGGTAGTGCAAGCTAATGGCAACTTATCCTACAGATGCAACTTCATCTATAACTGCGTTTCCCGTGACCTCAACTATTAAATATACAAATACTGGTTCCGCAACTGTTTTTAACCTCAGCTCTCCTGTCAGCTTTACGGGCGAAGTAGCTGCAATTATAGATGGAATTATGCAGGCAACTAGTTCTTATTCCTTATCTAATGGAGGAGCATCACTAACATTTGCTGCTAGCCCAAACGCTTCGAATTTAACCCTCCAAACACTTTCTATACCTGCTAAATTAAAACAAACTCGTTCTACCTTCACTACTTTAGCAGTCGAGTATAGCAACTCCACAACTATTGTAAATGATGGAAATGCTTATTTAGTGGATGCTTCAACAGAGTCTTTTGCCTTACCTGCTGGATCAAATGTTTTAACTACTAGTGAATTTCAAGTATTCTTATCAGGAGTATATCAACAAGCGGATGCTTATACCTATCCTTCTGCTACTTTAGGGAATCAAGGCATCGATATAGGAGATAACTCTTCTGTTAAGCTTTTACAAAACTTTTTTGACGCTACTACAGATGAAAGCCCTTCTTCACACACTGTTCAAGATATAGATACAATTACTTATACAGATTTTGGTGCAGATACCTTTGCTACTTTTGACGGAGCAGCGGATAGATTAGTACTACCTGCTAGTAGTGATTTTGATTTAAGAGATAAGTCTTTTACATACGATACGTGGATTAGACCCGATACAGGTACGTCTATGGCAGCAAACCAGACCTTATTTGCTAGTTATCTTGATGGTAATAATTTTTATGCTCTTAGATTAGTAGGTGCAAATTCAAATGTAGGGTTCTTGTATAAGACATCTAATTCAGAAATTCAATTATATGGAGGAAACTGTAATGGGGGTTCTAATTATCATGTAGCGGTTAGTTCTGATATTAACAATAATAATATTCGTTTATATGTAAATAATGTGTTAGTCGATCACGGTGCTTTTAGTGTAGATACTGGTTTTACATCAAATGCCATTATAGGAGCTAATGTTAAGACTGGCGCAGAATTTTTAAATGGTAGTATCTCATTTGCTAGGCTTGCTCATAACTCTCGGTATAGATCTGCAGGATTAGAGCCTATTACTACTACTAATGCTTTGAGTGTTATTAGTGCTGCTCCTTTAGGTAGTATAGATGCTACAGACTCTCTCTCTATTAGAGTATTTGACTCTGCTACAGAGACTATTGATAGATTTACTTCAATGGCAGATAGAAAACCTGACAAAGGCATAGGCTCTTCTCGTACCTTTGAGACAATTAATTTCGCGTCTCAAGCTGGTTACGAAAAAAGACGATTAAAAACCAGAAGATCAAAAAGAAGCTATGAACTAAAATATTCTGCAATCACAGGAGTAGAAAAGACTGCTATTGAAAATTTTTACATTGCTCGTAGTGGGGAGTTTGAGTCTTTTAATTTTGATCTATCTCATATTAATGAGTCTGGTACTATTATTACAAGATTTAGTGGGCCACTGTCTATTGACCAGACATACTCTAACGGATCAAGATTAATTGATAATTTTTACACTGTATCATTTACACTCCAAGAGGTATTTGACTAATGAGTGCGCGGGCTTATGATGTAATATTAAGCGTTAATAGTGTTAGTGGTTTTGTAAATGGTAACGCTGTTGTTGGAGTAACTTCCGGCACTACTGGCGTCATCGCTAATGTAAACCCTACTGATAATACTTTAAAAATTAAAAAAAATAATCTCTTACAAGACTTTAAAGCAGCAGAAAGTATAAGATCCAATTCGATTACTACTAGTGGTAGTTCTACTTTAACTACAACTCCTTTTTTATCTAATACCTTTAGTGGCAACTCTACTACCGCTACTGCTACAATTTCTTCAATCGCTCAAAGTAACTTTAAAGCTGCAAAAAATGCTTTTACTCAAAATCCTATAGTTAGATTATATACCATATATTATCCAGGTGAGTGGTATCCTCCTAATGTTAAAGGTAACCCCACAGGGCAAGGTGAAGGTAAAGCTTGGCCCAATGGTTTCCCTGTTAGATTTGCAGAGGTTAATGGAGATTTAGGCTCTGATATACTATATAATGTAAGTTATGGTAATGATTCTTATATACCATTTCCCGTCAACATGTCCGCTCTTGCTCAAGGCTCTGAAGGTAAAATTGATGAACTATCTCTTACTGTATTCAATGTGGACGATATAATTACTAGAATCACTGAAGATCCTTTTTTAGCAGGTAATAACTCTTCAAATTCTGTACAAGCCATTGTTAATGGAGAATTAGTACACGGTATAGATCCTAGAACTGTAAATGCTAATCCTTCAGATTTTGGGTCAGCAGGTACTGAAGGCTTTGACGTCTTAACTAGGGCTAGAGCAAACGGGTTAGCTTATAGTAGTAGTATTCAAGATACCTACGGATCAGCTAATGCTTCTTTTGATAGGACACAGACATTATCCGTAGGAGGCACGTGGGTAGAGCAAAAACTTGATACAAGAGACTTACTAGGAGGAGTAGTAGAGGTTAAGACAACTTTTGCTAATTTTCTTGATTATTGGCCTGAATATAGTGTTGTACGTTCTGTTAGATCAAATGTAGTTGAAGTTCATAACAGTCTACCTTATAGGGTAGGAGACACAGTAAGAGCAAAAAATAGTGCTACTACGGCTACTATACAGGCTATTGAAGAAGAAAGCTTCTTATTTTTATCAAATGAGCTTGATGCAGGCACTTCTTTTAATGAGCCTATTTATATAGTGAATGCTGATAGTGATACAGAATCATATATTGAAGACAAATTTAAAATAGATCAATTAGAAGGTCTAGCAGATTCTGTTGCAACCTTTAATCTAATATCTTGGTTACAGTATTTTAAGCTTGCTACTCCGAAGCGTAAATTTTATAAAAATACGTGTCAATGGGTATATAAAGGGGCTGAATGCCAATATCCTGGACCAGGAGGTTTAAGCATTCCTGGCACTAGTAAAACATCTAATGCAAATCCTATAGCAGCAAATAATCAAACTGCGTCTGCAGGGGGTGACGTATGTGGCAAGTCAATAATATCCTGTACAATAAGAAATAATCAAATTCATTTCGGAGGTTTCCCTGCAACAGGAAGAACAATCCCAAGAACTTAAAGGGTGTATACTCCCTTGGATGCATTTGTTTGGAAGTTTATCTGGTAACTTTCACGTTTGTTGTCACGCAGAATATATTCAACCACTTGATGGTAAGGTAGGGTCGTCACAAGAAGATATTGAAAAAGTTTGGAACGGTGATAGATATAAACAAATAAGAAAAGGATTTTTATCTGGAACCTGCCCTTCTGTGTGTAAAACTGCGTGTTATGACAAAGAAAAATTTGGTGGAGATAGTAACAGACTTCAAGTTAATGAAAGATTTAAGCATCTTACGTATTTACAAAACGAAACTAAAGACGATGGGTCATTAGACTCGTATCCTAAATATCTCGATATAAGGTTTGGTAATTTATGTAATTTTAAATGTAGAACCTGTGGTCCCGAATCTTCCACTAGTTGGTATAGAGATTCAGAACAACCTTTTTCAAAAGTTATTGATCATTTTACTAATAATGATAAATTATGGAAAAGTTTGCCTTTAATAATACCATCATTAACAGATGTGTACTTTGCTGGCGGTGAGCCTTTTATTCAAGACGGTCATTATAAGCTATTAGAGGCTCTTATTACTTCTGGATGCTCTAAGAACATCAATTTACAGTATAACACAAACTTGAGCCACACAAAGTATAAAAACTTTGATCTCAAGACTTATTGGGATAAGTTTAAATCTGTGAAATTGTGGCCCAGTGTTGATGGTTATGGTACAAGGGCTGAATATAACAGAAAAGGCCTTGAGTGGAAAACTTTTGAGCGTAATTGTTTAACTTTTAAAGATTACATATCTTCAATCAGTTCAGTTGTAAGTATATATAGTATCACGTCAATGCCTGATTTAATTCTTTGGTGTAAGAAAAATAATTTTAATTATTATGGAACAACCTTAATAGAACCAGATTATTTATCAATTACCTGTCTACCACAAAACGCAAAAAAATCGATAGTCAGTCTTTACAAAAAATTTGCTTATGATAATAGTTCAGAACTGGATTCAAGTGATTTAGCCCAAATTCGTAATTGGTTACTTTTTCTAAAAAACAAAGACGATTCTCACTTACTAAAAAAATTTAAAATGGAACAGCAAAGACTAGATGTCTTAAGAGACGAATCTTTTGAATCAGTATTTAAGGAATACGTATCGTGGTACAAAAATATTTAGGTCTTCGTCATCAATACGGAGTTATTGATTGTATTGAGCTTATTAGGCTATTATACACAGACGAACTTTCTCTTGAGTTTCCGTTACCAACTTATGTTAAATCTAGGGCTTGGATGAAACAATTCACCACTGAAAACGTAGATGAGTGGGCTCTTAAAGCGTTTGTAAAAGTAGAATTGACAGACGCACGAGATTATGATGTAATGTCTTTTAAGAGTACGAAGACAAATCATATAATTCATTTTGGTTTATTTCTGAAACCAACTAAATTACTTCACATTGAAGAAGGGGGAGTCTCATGTGTAGAAACTTTATCCGAATATTGGATGAACCGTTTATGCACTGTATATCGTCATGAAAAAATGGTATGATAAATATAATAATATTCCTTATAAACTTTTTGGAACAGATCCATTAGTAGGTATGGATTGTTTTAACCTTCTATGCCATGTCTGGGAAAAGGAGTGTTCCATTAAAATTCCCTATAGATCTAGTGATTTTTTGCATATGGTAGATGAACGTTGGTTTGAAAAAACTAACGATCAGCATTTTTTAGACAACTCAACTAACGGAGATTGGATTGAAGTTTATGATTTACAGCTATATGACATAATATTAATGAGTCTAGGGTCTACTAATGTAGTTAATCACTGTGCTATGTACTTAGAGAATAATAAAATACTACAAATGATCGAAAATAGGCCTAGTGGTATTTACACTTATCACAGGTATTTTAAACAATACACAGTAAAGAAATTTAGATGGAAAAATTTAATAAACTAAAGGAAGATATGAATAATCATGCCTTACGAGATTATCCTCGTGAGGCTGTAGGTATTATAACCAATGATTTTAAGTACATTCCCTGCCAAAACATAAGTGAACAACCTCTTATCACTTTTTGGTTAGACCCTAAAGCTCTTGTAGAATATGATGGAAATATTTGGGGAATTTTTCACTCTCATCCTGGAGACGATAATCCTATTCCAAGTAAAGAAGATAAAACAGGAGCAGCATTCCAAGAGTATAAATTTTTAGTT